CTCGACTTCTTCTGCGCCCGTTATCGGTCGCCCGTTTGCGGTGGGGGATGTTTTTGGCTAGGCCGCGCAAGCCAGTCGGGCGGGCGGTGGGGCATCGGCGCCATGAGGCCGTGGCCGTGGTGGTGTCGGACATCGTCCCGCTGCGGCCGGCGCCTGACGGATTGCTCAAGGAGACGGTCCATTGTTGGCACGCCTTCTGGCGCTCGCCCACGGCGGTGGTCGTGCAGTGGGAGCGGGACGGGCAGGCGGTGTGTCGCCTCTTCCAGCTCTACGATGAAGAGGCGCGGTTGACGAGGGCGGTGCGCCGGCGTCGCTGGGTCCCTGGATCTACCGGCCAGCAGACGCTCAGCCCGTTGCACGGTGAACGTCGGTCTGTGCGCATCGAGATTCGGCAGCTGGAGGACCGCTTCGGCTTGAATCCCAAGGCGGCGGCAGGATTGGGGATTTCGCTCGGGGGACTGAAGAAGACGATGGACGAACTCAATCGGGAAGCGAATGAGCGCGACGAAGACGAAGACACGGACGACCCGCGGCTCTCCGTCGCCCGCTAAGGCCCTCCGGCCCACGTTGGGCCCGGTCGTTTGCCGCTGGATCGAGCGCAACCTGGTCCACGCCGAAGGGGATTACTACGGCCAGGCGATTCATCTGCGCCCGTGGCAACGGGCCTTGCTTTACGAGATGTACGAACTCCTGCCCGATGGACGGAGGATCTACGATCGGGTCCTGATCGGCCTCCCCAAGGGGAACGGCAAGACGGAACTCGCGGCCATGGTCGCGTGCGCCGAGCTCGCCGGGCCAGTGACGTTCGGCAGCTGGTCACGGGATGGGAAGCCGCAAGGACAGGCCCGGGTGTCGCCCGACATTCCCGTCGCCGCGGCGTCCTTCGATCAAGCCAACCTCGTCTTCGGGGCGTGTCGCGTGATGATGAGCGAGGGACGGCTGGCCGAGGAATGCGAGGTCTTCGAGACGGACATCCTGCTGAAGGGTCGTCCGGGGCGACTGTACCGGGTGGCGGCGGTCGCCGGGACCAACGATGGCGGGAAGCCGACGTTCTGGGTGGGTGACGAGCTCCATGAATGGGTGGACGCGAAAGAGCGGGTCCATCTCGTGCTCTCCAACAACCGCGCGAAACGCAAGGACGCGTGGGAACTGGGGATCACCACGGCTGGCTGGAATACCGAATCCCTGCTCGGCAAGATGTGTGGCCATGGGAAGCGGTGCCGGGAGGGCGAGGTGTCGGATCCCCGGTTCCTCTTTCGCTGGTATGAGGCGGACCTGAAGTGGGACTTGAGTAAGCCCGAGGAGCTGGAGGCGGCGATCCGGGAAGCCAACCCGGCGGCTGGCGACTTCCTGCCTCTGGAGAGTGTCACAGCGCGTTTCGCTCAGACGCCGGAGTTCGAGGCGCGGCGGTACTACCTGAATCAGTGGACCGCCTCGCCGGAACGCTGGCTGCCGCCGGGGGTGTGGGATCGGCGCGCCGCCGATCGCGTGATCGCACCCGGCACTCCGGTCGTGCTGGGCTTCGACGGCTCCTGGTCGGGTGACTCGACCGGCATTGTCGGCGCCACCCTGGAAGACGTCCCTCATATCTTCGCGGTCGAGGCATGGGAGAAGCCCGAGGGGCGCGAGGATTGGCATGTGGACGTGCTCGATGTCGAGGAGCGACTTCGGGAAGCCTGCCGGCAGTGGGACGTGGTGCGGATCGGCTGTGACCCGCACCGCTGGCAACGCTCGTTGACCGTGCTGGAGGAGGACGGATTACCCGTGATCCCCTGGCCCTCCCACAGCGTCCCGGTCATGGTCACGGGCTGCACGCAGTTCTACGAAGCGGTCATCGGAGGGCTGCTGACGCAGGACGGGGACCCGCGACTGGCCAAGCATATGGCGAATGCGGTAGTCAAGATTGATGCGCGCGGCCCGCGGATCGTGAAAGACCAGAAGGATTCCCCGCGGAAGATCGACTTAGCAGTCTGCGCCGTGATCGCCCTGGACCTGGCCACGAAGGAACGGACAAGCGTCGGTGAATTGGTGGTGGACTTTGCCTAACGCCTCGCATCTGGTCGCACGGCTCACGGCCGCCGTTGACGTGCGGGACGCGCACGTCTATGGCGGGATCGTCCTCGGGCTCGTTGGGGGATGTGCCGTCTCGTGGCCCTGGACCTTCGTCGTCGTCGGATTGGTCCTTGTTCTCCTAGGCGTCTTCGGGCCCGTGATGGCCCGCACGAGGTCCGATGGGACTGATTGACCGACTGACCGCGCCGCGGGCGCGGGCCGATGTGACCTGGGAACCCACGGACGATCGCTGGTATGAACCCATCGGGAGTTGGGCCAGTACCTTCGCCGGCTTCGGGCTCTCGCCCAGCACGGCGACGCGGGTCTCGGCGGTCTTCGCCTGTACCAGCATTATCGCTGAGACCCTGGCCTCGATGCCCTGCACCCTGTACCGTCGGTTGGCCAAGGATGCCCGGGAAAAAGCGCGGGATCACCGGCTCTATGGGACCTTGCGATCCGTCGCCAACCGCGTGACGCAGATCGGCGCCCGGGAGTTCTTCGCCGGCGGGCAATTCGCCCTCGGACTCCACAGCCAGGCCTTCGCCGAGATCCAGGACGATGGCCGAGTAGTCAATCTCGCGCCCTGGCATCCAGATCGGGTGCGCGTGGAGACGCTGGACGGCGGCCGTCGGCGGTATCGCGTCCACGACGATCGCGGTCGAGAGCGGGTCTTGCGGCAAGAGGAAATGCTCCATGTTCGCGACCTGAGCTTCGATGGGTATACCGTGCAGGCCCGTGCGGCGCTTGCCCGGGAAGCCATCAGCGTGGCCCGCGCGATCGAGGCCTTCAAGGGGGCGTTCTTCAAAAACGACGCCACGGGCCGGATGGTCCTCACGATACCGGGACAGATGCCGGGTCCTGATAAGCGGAAGGAGTTCCGGCAGTTCGTGACGGAGCATTACGCCGGCGCTGCCAATCGGGGCCGGCCATTGCTGCTCTGGAACGGGGCGACGGCGCAAGAAGTGGGAGGAGAACACGAGCGGGGGTTCATGATCGACCCCGCCAACTTCCAGATCGCCGACATCGCCCGGTACTGGCATGTACCGTCCTTCCTGCTGGGGATCCCGGGCCCGACCGCCTGGGGTGGCGGGCTCGAGGAGCAGGTGCAAGCGTTCGTGGATTTCGGCGTTGCCCCGTGGGCGGACCGCTGGGTCGAGGCCTTGACGCTCGCCCTCCTCGACGAGGCCGAGCAGGAGCAGTATTTCATCGAGTTCAACTTCAACGCCCGGGTCCGTGCGAATCTCCTGCAGCGATACCAGGCGTACCAGATCGCCAAGAGCATTGGCATGTACAACGCCAATGAGCTGCGACGGAAAGAGAACGACAACCCGCGGGAGGACCCCGGCGGCGACCAATATCAGGATAACAGTCCCGGGGCGGCACCGAGCCAGCCCCGGGAGTCCGCGATGCCGGCTAGACCAGCGGCTGACATGGAGGACATGGAGGATGAGGACATGGAAGCGGTCGCCATGGGTCCGCTCGTCCATGACGCCGTGGCCCGGATCGCGGCCGCCGAAACGCGGGAAGTGGAGAAGCGCGCCGCGAAAGCCGGTGAGGATCCCGGGAAGTGGGCGACCTGGTTGGCGAAGTTCACCGGCGAGCAACGCGAGTACGCCGTCAAGGTCGTCAGTCCCCTGGTGGAAGCCCAGGGACTCCCAGCCTGGGTGGGTCCGACGGTGGGCAGCCGAGTGGAGCAGACCGCCCTCTTGGCCCTGAAGGATGGCGTTCCCGAGGGCTGGTTGGCGGGCCGCGCGGCGGAGTTGGCAACCATCATCACGGAAACCTTGCAGGCCGGCGCGGCGGTCAAGGCGCAGGCGGCGTAAAAAGGAGTCCACGAATGCGGATCCACCGATTAATCCAGGCCCTCTCCAGTCAGGTGTGGGCCATCGACCCCCGGGTGCTCGCGACCGGCGTCAATATCCTGCGGCAGAAGCTGGCCGGGGTCAGCTTTAGCGGCGAGGACCTCCACGCCGCCCTCGGGGTGGCGAGTCCACAGGCCCTGGCGGAAGCGCGCACTGCGGGGGTCGCGGTGATCCCCGTCCACGGCATCATCGAGCAGCGGATGCACAGCCTCGGGACCTCCGTGGAGGGGATGGACGGTGCGTTTACGGCCGCCATGAACAGCCGGCAAGTGGACGCCGTGGTGTTCGATGTGGACTCGCCCGGTGGCGTGGTGTCCGGGGTGCCCGAGTTTGCGGAGAAGATCGCAGCCGCGCGGGGCACGAAGCCCATCCTGGCCGTCGCCAACAGCCTGGCGGCCAGTGCCGCGTACTGGATCGGCTCGAGCGCCAAGGAGTTCTGGATCACGCCCAGCGGGGAAGCGGGCTCCATCGGGGTCTACGCCCTGCACGAGGACTGGTCCAAGAACCTGGAGCAGGAGGGCATCGCTATCACCGCCATCTCGGCCGGGAAGTTTAAGACCGAAGGCGCCCCCTGGGAGCCGCTGGCCGAGGAAACCCAGGCGTTCTACCAGTCCCAGGTGGATGAAGTCTATGGCTGGTTCGTGAAGGCCGTCGCGCGGAACCGCGGGGATAGCCAGGCCAACGTGCGCGCCGGGTACGGCGAAGGGCGGGTGCTGATGGCGGACGACGCGGTCAAGGCCAAGCTCGTGGACCGCGTCGGCACGTTCGAGGAGGTCCTGGGGCGCGCGGCGAGCATGGCCACACGGCCGAGCGGGAAGCGGGCGGAGCTCCTGCAGCGCGACCTCGAGGTGCAGCGGGCGCGGGCGTGAGGACCTTCGCCGAGATCGCCAGCCTGCCCGGGCGACCGCTGGAACAGGCTGTGCGTTCCCTACTCGACCAAGTGGACGAAGTCGGGGTCTGGTTGAACGGATATGCAGACCTCCCGGACTGGTTTCGTGAACTGCCGGAAGAGAAGCTGCAATACGCGCTGGACCCCGGGAATAGCGGGTCATCAGCCAAGCTCTATGCAGCGTCGGAACTTGAGAACACGTACTACTTCGCCTGCGATGACGACCTAGAATACCCGCCGGATTATGTGGCGCGGATGCTGGCGCCGTTCCAGGAATGGGGCAACGGCATCATCGTCACCGCCTGCGGCCGAACCCTGACACCCAACGCCCGGAACTGGTATGACTCGCAGGGTGAGCGCCGGTACATCGCCGCGGTCCCCGAGGCGCGCTGGATCAACTACCTCGGGGGCTGCGCCTTCGCCTTCCATACCTCGCTCCAGCTTCCACGGATCGACCCACCCAATGAAGAAGAGGCGGTCCTGTCCGTTTGGGCGCAGCGGCACGGGGTCCCCATTCGGCTCATCGAGCGGCCCTACGACTGGCCCAAACGCCTCCCGCTGGCGCCGGGCGCGTTCACGCTCTACGAACAGGCGGCTCGGGAACGCTTCGTGACCCGAACGGAGATTGTTCAACAGGTCACTCGCTGGGTGATTCACGAACCAGAGAGGCATTGAGCCAGATGCAGTACGCTTCTTCGAGGAAACGACTCTTCCGCTGTCCGATCTCCCATCCCGTGACGGTGTCCGCCGTATCAATCTGAGTTCGCTGGGAAGTGGGGCTCAGGGGCCAGTCGGCCCCCAAGGGCCTGCTGGGGCGGATGGTGCGATAGGGCCGCAAGGCGTTCCCGGTAACGACGGGGCGCAGGGCGCCCCGGGTGATGCTGGCCTCCAAGGGATTCAGGGAGTCCCGGGCAACGACGGCGCCCAAGGACTCCAGGGTGACCAGGGAATCCAGGGCCCCGCCGGGGCAGATGGGGCGCAGGGCATCCAGGGGATTCAAGGACCGGCTGGGGCTGATGGCGCCACCGGACCCGAGGGACCGGAGGGTCCTGAAGGGCCAGCGGGCGGCACGATGACGATGGCCGATGTGGTGAACACCCTGTACCCCCGTGGGCTCGCTCTACACGAGCACCCTGGCGACGAATCCCGGGACGCTCCTAGGGACCGGAACGTGGGCGGCGTTCGGAGCGGGTCGGGTGATGGTCGGTCTGGACAGCGGGGATACCGACTTCGACACCGTGGAGGAAACCGGCGGGGCGAAGACGGTGACGTTGACGGAAGCCCAGATGCCCGCCCACGTCCACGGGGAACTTGCCCCGACCACCGCCAGTGGTGGGGCGATGCGCTTTGCGGTGGACACCAACGCCTCGGGATCAGTGGCGGCGGGATTGAACACGGCTTCTGCCGGGAGTGGCGAAGCGCATCCCAATCTGCCCCCGTACATCGTAGTCTACATGTGGAAGAGGACGGCATGACAACACCGATCGGTCCCCTGATCCGGGTTCCCAAGCTCCACCAGTTCCGCATCGAGCAGGAGGGGTCGCGCGTGCGGCTGCTGGTCGATGGCCGGCTGGTCTTCGACGCCGACTGGCGCGGGGCGGAACGGCTGGGTGGCGAGATCCTCCTCAAGTCCAAGAAGGCCAAGGAGTACGCCCAGGGGTTGACGAAGCGGCAGTAGGGCCGTACTGTAGCAGGTAATGAGGCTGGGGGTGGATGGGCGGTAGCCCTCCCCACTGCTGGTTTCAGACCGACAACTGACGCACTCTCCTCCGCAACGCTACGGCGGGCGAGGAACTGAGCGAACAGAGTCCTTCGTGGGCTCTGGCGCGGTTCTTCGCCCGCCCCTTTTGCGTGTTGGCCTCCCCGCTCCCGAGCCGGACCCAGACTTGTTTCGGGAGCGAGCAATGACCCGACTGGAAAAATACCGCCAGGACCGCAAGGCCGTCCTCGACCGGATGGATGCCATCCTGGCCGCCGTGGCCGCGGACGCCACCGCCGATGGGCGGCTCTCCGAGGCCCAGCAGACGGAGTACGACGGCCTGAAGGCCAAGGCCACGAGCCTAGCCGAGGCGATCGCGCGCGAGGCCGACATCGACCATGCCGAGCGCACCGCCCCCGCCGTGCGCAGCGTCGCTGGCAACGGGACTCAGGTGACGGATGTCCGGGATCGCCGGGACCGCGATCCCCGCTGGGGCTTCTCGGGACCGCGGGACTTCCTCATGGCCGCGCTGGAGAACAGCGACGCCAAGAGCCGGGACCAGGTGGAGGACGACCGGCTGCGGCCCCTGGCGGTGGTGGATGACGACAAGAAGGCCCACGGGCAGTTGGCCTACCTGATGCCCCGCGCCTTCAACCCTGCGTTCCTCGGCGCCGCGGGCTCCGACGAACAGAGCGGCGGATCGGATCCCTACGGCGGCTTCGCGGTGGGCCGCACCCTCCTGCCGGGCCAGCTCTCAGTCGGCATGGAAGGCGACCCCACGGCCGGTCGCACCCAGCCGATTCCGATGGCCACGCCCGTAGTCGAGCTCTTGGCCCGGACCGACAAGACCCACACCTCCAGCGTGTCCGGTGGCTTCACGGTGAGCCGGAAGGCCGAGACGGCCGCCGCGGCTGCGAGCCGGGGCGAAATGGAGAAGGTCACCCTCAAGGCGTCCACTCTGATCGGGCTGGCCTACGCCACCGAGGAGATCCTGACCGACTCCGTGGTCTCGTTCCTCGCGCTGATCGAGGCGGGGTTCCGCGACCAGTTCGGTTTCCACATGCTGCACGAGAAGCTGTTCGGGTTGGGTGGGACCGAGTATATCGGCGCCGTCAACGCCGACTGCGGCGTCAACGTCACCCGCGATACCACGGTGCGCATCCTGGGGACGGACATTATCGCGATGCGGCAGCGGTCCTGGGGCTACGGCAGCGCCATCTGGATCGCCAACCACGACTGCTTCGGCGAACTGATGCGGTTGGGCGCGGCGGCCTACGACGCCCAGGCGGCCACGCCGCTCACTGGGAGCAACGCGCTGTTCGTGCAGTCCCTCTCCGAGGACATCCCGGACCGGATCTTGGGCCGGCCCTGCTTCTTCAGCGAGTCGGCGGAGACCCTGGGCACCAAGGGCGACATCACCCTCGTCAACTGGTCCCAGTACCTGGAAGGGCTCTACCAGCCCCTCCAGTCGGCCGAGTCCATGCACGTCCGGTTCGTGAATCACGAGCGGGCGTTCAAGTTCTGGCTGCGGAACGCCGGCGCGCCGTGGTGGAGAGCGGCGCTGACCCCTCGTGAATCGACCGCCACCCTTTCGCCGATCGTGACGCTCTCGACGGTCTGATCCCCGGTAACCGGGGAAGGAGACTTTAACATGGCAGCGACCAAGGATTCCAACAGCCTGCGGGCGAACTCCCATCGGGTGATGACCGATTTCGATCCCGACGCGACTGGCGGGACGATCGTCGATCTGGACAAGGCCACCGGTGGCGAAGGGTTGCCCATCGAGAACTACCGGCGGTTTATCGCCGGCCTGTTCCGGTCGGTGGGGACCGGGTCCGTGACCGAGTTCGCGATCGTCGCCGACACCGACGACGACCTGGCCACCACGCCCACCGTGGTGGTGACGCACGCCATCGGGTCGGCGCCGAACGCGGTGGGGGACACGATCTGGCTGGAGTGCGACGCCGAGGACATCAAGGAAGTGCTGGCGGCTGCCACGCACGTCGGCGTGCGCATCAATCTGGTCACGGCCACGGACGAGTGCGTGGTGTTCTTCGAACGCGCCGACCCCTATTACCCGGTGCGTGGCCTGACGGCGGATTACATCAGCTAAGCCATCGGCTGATGCGGACCAAGCGGGTCAGTCTCGTGACGTGTGTCTATCAGCGGCGCGAGCTGACCCGTGCCTTTTGGACCTGGGCGGCGTGGCTGCGGGATCGCTGGGCCGCTCAGGACATTACCCTGGATCTCGTGGCCGCGGCGTCCGATCCATACGAGCGTGACGTGGCCGCGTCCTTCGGGGTCCGGGCGTTCCTGCACCCCAATCATCCGCTCGGGGCGAAGTTCAACGCCGCGCTGGCGGCGAGTCAGGCGGTGGATCCCGACTGGGCCCTCATCATGGGCTCGGACGATTTCTTCTGCGAACGGGCCGCCGATGCGTTGGCCGCGGCGATTCACGCGGACCGCTCGGTGGGATTCCGGGACCTCTATTATGCCGATCTGCCCAACGACCGGGTCCGCTATCTCAAGGGTTACCGGGTGAAGAGCCGCCACACGGAACCGGTGGGGCCCGGGACCCTCCACAGCCGGGCGACCTGCGAACGATTCCACTGGCGGCTGTGGGATGCGACCCAGCACGCGGGGATGGACAATAGCCGCTTCCAGACGCTCAAGGTGCACGGCCTGATGCCGGAGTTGCTGTACCTCCGGGAGCTCGATGCCGTCATGCTGGACGTCAAGACGGAGACGAACCTCTGGCCGTTCGACCCGACGCGGAAGCAACCGGTCTTGAGCCCTGAGGAGGGCCGGGCGATCTGGGCGCGGCTGCCAGCGCACGTCCTTGAGATGATCCCCTGGCCTATAGCGCAGGCGGTCGCATGAGGGCCGGCACCCTGCGCCATCCAATCACGATCCAGGAGCCGATTGACGGCCCGAGTTCGACGTTGACCTGGGCAACGTTTGCCACCTCGCGGGCCAGCCTCGAGCCGATCTCGGGGCGTGAGTTCTTCTCGATGCAGGGGATTGATACCGCGACCACGCACCGTATCCGCCTGCGCTACTTGTCGGGGATCACCGCGAAGATGCGGTTGGTCATCGGGACCCGCCGCTTTCGGATTGCGGCGCCGCCCAGGAACCTCAAGGAACGGAACCGCGAACTGGAGATCTTCGCGGAGGAGATCCTGTGATCCGCGATGCGGTGGAGCGGGCGTTCGCCACGGTGACCGCGAACTTTCAGACGGACTTCACCGCGCTGGCCACGGCCGCGAGCCTCACGGCGCCGACGGCGGACCTCTACGAGCGCCGGAGTGCTGAGCGGTTCCATGCCCATACGGCCTGCGGGCTGGGAGTATACCACGAAGGCGGCACCA